CAAAACCTTGTTTGTGTTTGAAGAATTGTGTGCGAATAGAAATGGGTGCTTTGATTCGTAGTGTAATTTGTGGATGTGCGAACGGTGTCCAGTGGTTATGTTCTGCAAGGTACTTGATAAGTTTCTTGTCTTTTTCATCAAACTCATCTTTATGATTAGCAAAGGAAACTCTTGCGGCATTCGCAACAGTCAGGTCTGAACCCATATGGTCTACAACTTCAACGTGTCCTTTGTCTAATACCTCTACTTTCATACTGCAACTGCCTTGTTGTTTTCGTCTGGTTTGAAATCTTTACCGTTGTTCAATTCTTCTTTGTAAAATGCTTTCAGTTCGTCCCAACCTTCCTTATCAATATAGTTGGGATATCCCCACATCCAACCGTACTGTAAGAGTTTTTCAAATGTTTTCTTCATAGTTTTCTTGTTCATCAAACTTTCTTCCACTCTTTCAGTTTCAACTTTGCTTCCAACCCTTGAGATGTATTTTCATCAATTAACTTTTGTATTTTATAAGAAGATATGCGATATGTCAAATCATTTAAATCCTTTTCGTTAATGTTTTCTGGCCATATCATAACCTTGTGTCCCAACCCTATAAGTTCTTCATTATATTCTACCACTTGTTGATTTCTTGGTTCGTTATCCATAACAAAAACCAATTCACTGTTCATCAGCCGTGAAGGAATAGATTTATAAGAACTTGCACCGACCATCGCAACGCAGTTGTTTAAAAAGAAACTGTCAATCGGGCCTTCAACAACATACACAGGTTTCTTCGGGTCTATTCTCCACAATCCATACCACAGAGAGTCAATAGATTTCTTTGCTTTGATTGTAATATATCGCAAAGTTTCTCTTGCTTTTACTTCTCCTGCCATCGTCAGAACTCGGCCTTGGGCGCCAACTACCGTTCCGTGACTATTGAAGAACGGTATAACCAATCTTTCTTCTTTCCCAAAAAGAGTAGTATCTTTGTCTAACTTGCCTGCAAATGTTGTAAAGTCATCAGTATAATATAATAACTTGAAAAATTGTTTTGGAATCTTTCTCATATTTGCAAACTTTACGGCAGCGTGGTCATTCGGTAATTCTGTAAGACAAGACAGTTCATTTAGCAACTGGTCTTTCTTTTTGAATTTTGGTTTTTCTACTTTAAATGTAAACACTTCTTTTTTTTTCTTCTTCTTCTTTGGTTTTGTTGTACTCTGCCGTTCTGCATAACATTCTACAGCATATTCCTTACATAATGCAGGGGAAACTTCCTGTAAGAATTTATATAAATTAGACCAATAACCACAATTGTGACACTTGTACCAAAAACTTCCGTGTCTGTCGTAGAAATGTCCTCTTGCTTTTCGGGGATTCTTTTCACTATCACCACAAATTGGACAAGAACATTGTGCTAAACTATCTTTCTTCCATTTGAAATTTCTCAAGGAAGATGATACTCTGTTTATGAATGTTTTATCCGTCAGTATGCTCATCTAGTGTTTCAACTTCTTCATCATTTTTATCATAATCACTGTTCGCTTTTTCTTCAATATAATTTTCATACTCTTTCGCCCATTCTTCCCACTCTCGTAATTCTTCTGGTGTCATATCTTTCTCCATTTAAATATTCCAATCTGAAAAGGGTTCTTCTGATACTTTCGTAGCAGATTTAGTTTTAAATTTCTCATCTAACGAATCTCTACTGTATGTAGATTGTCCAGAACATACCAAATCTTCTTGCTCAACCGAAGATACATCATATAGTTTCATTTTCGCCCTATTAATTCCAATTATAAATTTCTTGTTTGATGCTACATCATTATATCTATTCTTCAATTGCTTTACTAAAATCTGGTCTAGTTCATCCAATTCGTCTGTTGTAATTAATGCAAACATTAAATCTGCTGTGGCAGGAAGTCCAAAACTTTCGGATGTATTTGTCAAATCAATATCAGTATTAGAAAATCCGTTACGGTTCGTCTGGGTTGCTGTAAATATTGGAAGATTCATTTCAACCGCAAGGCCACGGAGTTCCTCTGCAATTGCTTTAATGTACATATATGAATTTGCGTTTGCATCATTCTTGAATCTGGCGGCTGAACAGATGTTCAAATAATCAATAAATATAATGTCTGGGACAAAATTCTTCTTTAAATTTAACTCCTCTAACAATGCTCTGAAGTGATTTACATTTGCTGTTGCCGTAGGATATTCCTTGATAATAAGTTTACCATTAATATTCTTTGTGCAATCTGAAACCTTCTTCTCATACATATCCTTTGGAAGATTTTTCAAATCATCCATTGTGATGTCCATAAGGTTTGCATCAATTCTTTCTGCGATTCGTTCTTCTGCCATCTCGCAAGTAATGTATAAAACATTCTTGTTTTGTGTAAGACAGTTTGCGGCGTGGTGACACATAAACAGCGATTTACCACATCCTGTTCCTGCAAGAATCACATTCAAAGTTTTTTGTGGTGTTCCGTTATTTGTAATTCTGTTGAAAAAGTCTAGGTCGAATGCAATCTTGCTTTCTTTCCTGTGGTAAAAGTCGTAACGGTCATCTGCATCCTCTACATAGTCGTGACCGATAGTTACATCAAATGATACAGACAATGCATCCTGAAGCAAAGAAGGAAGATGATTCTTGCTCTGTTCGGAATTCCCATCAATGATTTGAATTGACTCTAGGATTGCATTATAAATGGAACGGTCTTTACAGAATTTCTCTGCGGTATCCATCAACCAACTCTCATCAACATTTTCTGAATCTTTTGAAATATGATTAACGATTTCTTTCGCCTCGTTGTATTCATTCTCATTAAAATCTTGAATCTCGTTAATACAAATCTGCAATGCATCCTTTGAAGGTGGATTGTTATATTTCTGTACGAACGAATCGATTTCCTTGAACACCCTGCGTTCAATTTTATCGCTGAAATATTCTTCTTTTATGAATGGAATTGATTTACGAAGAAACTCATCATTATGAATCAAGTTGCTTAGTATCAATCGTTCCGTTGTCATTTCCATCTTTATAATTCCTATTCAAAAGGTCAACCAGAATTGTGCCCATTGCGTTTTTCATTTCTTGATTTTCAGGGAAGTGTTTATCGTTGTCGATTATCTCGTATGTAAAATTCACTGAGCAATTTTCTTCCCCCTCAGAAAAACTGACTACGCCATATTGATAAGCAAGTCCACAGAAGTCACCGTTGGTGATTTTTATTGCACCCATTGTGTTGTGTGGGTTGTCTGTATATTGATACTCAGGTACTTTCATCTTCTACCCCCACTACTTCATCAACTTCTATATTACCATACTTAAATTCTTGTGCTACTGCATCTTCAAGTTGCTTCATTACATCATCTGTAAAGTATTTCTCTGGGTCTGCATTGATTGTTTTTTCAAATTGTGTTTTTCCATTCGGTAACTCTATTCTTGTAGATACTTTCTTGAAAATACCATATTTTATGGCAATCGGCACAAGACCATAATAAGGATTCAGTCCAGTGTCATAATTCAATTGCACCTGAACCTCTTTGTTCTCTTTGGTAAATCTTCCCTTAAATAATTTGCATCGAATAATATTACCGATGATGTCTGTACCATCTTTCTCTTTCTTCTTTGAAAGATATACAATTGTACTTGCGGCATACTTCAATCCAGTACCACCACCCATCTCTTTCATTGGAACATATGCACCAACTACTGCGTATGTGTGGTTCGTCATAATTAACGGAATACCTGCTTTACCAAGTTTCAATGTAAGAACACGGAATGTTGCTTTGATAACTTGGGCTCTTGTCATATCTCTTGTTGTTTTACCTTCAGCAGTATCATTCATTTCTTTTTCTGTTGAAAGCATACCAAGAGAATCAAGAACAACCATAACAGGTTTCTTGTCTTTACTCTCAATATACTTATCAACAATAGAAATTGCTTGATGTCGAAATGTTTCAACGGTAGCAACAGGAAATACTGCAAATCTACTTGCATCCATTCCTCGTTCAGTAATCATATCAGAAGTTACTGCTTGCTCTGTGTCAAAGTATAGAATGACACCTTCTGGATTATCGTCAAGAAACTTCTTACACATTCCTAATGCAAAATAAGTTTTACCTGTTGCAGATTCTCCTGCGAGTGCCATAATCTTATTGTTCGGAATACCGCCATACATTGAACCAGACAACAGTGCGTTAAATGCATAACTACCAGTATCAATGAAACCTTTAACATCGCTTCCGTCAATTCCTTCAGAAGCCACGCCCGCATACTCATTACCTGATGATTTAATTATGTCGTTTAAAAAATTAGTCATAATTGTTCCTTTATCTGTTCAATTATTATACCAAGAGAATTCACAGAGTCAAGATGAGAATTGTAATTTTCTAAAGGACAATTCTTATCGTTCTGCATTTCTTTTGTTTTGTTTTTCCATTCGGCGTGTACTTCAATGAGTACACTGTTCAATATTTTTACATCATTTATATCTAGTTCTAGTTTCATTGTAATAATCCTTCCAATCCACGAACAGTGTTTTCTGTCGAGTTTATATATTTTGTTATAAAATCATTATGTTCTATAATTTGGACATCAGGGCAATTTATCGAAGTACAAAAATCATCTTCTAAATACCACTCTTTTTGTGTCCATCCGTTTCCTGACAATACTATTGTAGAGGATTTGCATTTTCCTTTGTTTGCCAAGTGTTGTAATACTACAACTTCATATGGAATCTTTTCTTCTGCCGTTCCTGCAACATTCTGGTACTTCAAACTAATGACTTCTTCGGTGTCCTTTAGAAAAATGTCCACACAATGCCTAATTTTGTTATTTGGTTTTGTTCCTATAAAAACTTGACTTTCAAAATTGAGATTAGATTCATTCAACAATAAATTCTCAATAACTTCTTCATATTTTCTTCCTGTGTCGGTCATCCAAATAATCCTTCCAATGTATTTACCGCTTCCCAATTCCATCCGATAGAATTTAAAATATTTTTTAACGGATGCAGAAACGCCTTTTCAAATTGATGTTCGTAATCTATATAATCGTCCAATCCAAACTCCTTTGGTAAATTGTTAGGGAATGCAATTACTTGGTCGTAACCAGTAATTCCGCCGACAGGATTCGGTGTCTTCAAGTGTACAAATTTAATCTTGTCGCCATTGACAACTGTTCTGTATTTGTTTCCTATCCCCAACTTGTCCACATAATGATTGTATAACAATGCACCTTTCACGGCAATTGGCGTAGACTTCTGATATATCCTTTCTTTGTCTGCATATTTTGTCATACCGTTCACGCTTCGTGGAAATGCAATTTCTTCAATTGAAAATTCGTTGAACTTGTTCTTGAAGTCGGTGATGAATTCTACAACAGAATCCTCGTCTGCTGTAAGAACCAGATTGACTGCTTTCTTCAATGCATCACGAACTACCTGTGGTGTAGAACTTCGTGCGGTTTCAAGACCCATAATCTTTTGTTTTGGTGGGTCATACTGAACGCCCTCTGAGTCGTGAACATTTGCCATATATCTTTTCTTTGCAACCCATACTGCACGGTCTGCTATGATTTCTCGTTCCATTGAAATTACTTCTGGTTGCATTGCATTCATAATTTCAGACAATCGTGCATATTGCTTTTCAATAAACGGCATCAATATACTCTCACTTGCTTTATGGAGATATTCTACTATTTCTTCTTTCGTTTTGTCGGCCATAACTTTATCAACAAGATTACCCAAACGCAAATATACACTATCGGTATCGCTAGCCACCACATAATCATAATCTCCTGTTCCTAATGTATTATTAAGATATTCGTTGAGTTTGTCTGCAACCCACTGAATGATTAACTGACCAGATAAAGTAATTGCTTCGGCTAAATCAATGTCGTAGTATCTTCCATACTCATTTCCCAACGCACCATAACAACTATTCAATTGAATCTTACGAACCAACTGAAAGTTGTGATACTTGGTTATTTCTTTCTCTGTGTCTTCCCCTGCTTGATGTCGTTTCTGTGCATCAATCATCTTCTCCTTATATATCTTTCGTTCGTTATATAACTTCTCCATAATAGCAGGAAGAAATCCTTGATGTTTCTGGTGATATGTTGTTCCATTGGCGGCAACACATAAACTTTTGTCGGTGCATTCCTTAATCATTCTCATTGCAATCTCTTTTTCCTCAAGAATAGAATTAACACCAAATGCTTTTCGGTGACTATCTGTTGTCTTGGTTTCTGGTGAAAGATTTAGCCAACGAATGATTGACGGATACAACGATGCAAGGTCAAACGACACCACCCAATTGTGCATACCGACAATCGGTTCTTTAACATATGCACCCGCATATTGTGTACCCTTAGAATCATTATTTTTTGGTGGAATTGCGATATTATGTTCGTGTAAAAAGTGATATATAATCGAATCCCAAGTTCTTAACTGACCGAACACATCCATATAGTTTCCAAGTTTAGCCGAGTACGCAAGAGTGATTGCAAGTTCTAGCAATTTCATCTTATCTTCTAGTTTCATTACCAATCGTGTATCAATAACATTATATTCTATAAACTTCTGGAAATCATTCTTATAAAATTCTTTCATCGAATCGTATTCGGAATAGTCGAGTTTTTTCTCCCCCAACTCTATTTCTGCAATATGATTTAGTGCATATGATGCTTGATTTACATATGTAAATGTCTGATACAATTCATAATAATCAAGTGTAGCAATACCAGATAATTCGTAGACAGAATTTTCTCTGTTGAACTTGACTACTTTTCGTTCTCTATAATCTTTCCACGGCGATAATCGTTTGGATTCTTTTTTTCCTAGAAGCAACGCAATACGATTCACAATATAAGGAATATCAAAAAATCTAACATTCCAACCTGTAACTACATCGGGTGATTCTTGTTCCCAAATATCTAAAAAAGTTGCAAGTAAAGTTTCCTCATCACTAAATTCTTCTTGGTAGTGTATGTTATCGTCATCTATTTGAAATCTACCCAGACCTAGAACATACATCTTCCCATTGAAGTCCACAGAAATTGCATTGATTCGTTCTATCGGATTATCAATCTCTGGAAATCCATATTCTGATTCTGTTTCAATATCAATGTTTGCAACAATAACTTTGGATATGTCGTATTCAACTTCTTTTGTAAAGTTCTCTGCAATATATTGACAAGTGTAATCAGTGTTTCCGTAAATATCAAAACCTCTGATGTCTTTGTATTGTTTTATAAAATCTCTTGTTTCGGGTATGTTGCCCGGCTGAACAGGTTCTACATAGAACCCATCAAGTGTTGTCCAATCAGTTTTCTGATTTGATGGAATAAATACCGTAGGATGAAATTCTTCTTTGTGAGAAACCCTATTTCCGTTATCGTCAACGCCCCTGTAAAGAATATATTTCCCTTTCGTTGAAACATTTGTATAAAATTCACTCATCTAATATTAATTTAACCTTGTTCCAATAATTGATTGTTGATGTTTTATTATTACCGTTTGGACCACCGTTGTGTATTCTTGCTCTGTCTTCGTCTGTTGGAATATGTCCTAATCGCTTTTCTGTAGCATACCTATCCCAATATGCAATAACAATTCGTTGTGCATAATCATCATCAAGAACATCTTCATATTCTCCACCAATATCGGAAAACTCTGTCGCATCTAACCAATATGCATATTGTATTTGATATGCACCAAGTGAATCACCCTTATCACCGACTTTGCTTGGGTCGCAATTTGACTCGACCGAGCAAATGGCGTCCAATAATATTTGTCTGTTTCTCTGTGTTTCACAGTATCCCATACAAATTGCAGGGAACACCACAAAGCCAGTTATTAGTGTTGCAAAAAGTTTATTGTGTTTCATAGTGTAATTATAACACAGATTAGAGAGAAGTCAATCTTCTTTTGAAGAAACATATCCGTAAAAAAGAATGCAATAATTGATAATATCCAAAATGGCATCTTCATAACTTTCGTTATCTGCTTTAAGTTCGCCCGCACTGGCGAAAGTAGAAAGCCGAGAAAGTTTGTCACACATACGCACCAAAAATCCCTGTTCAGTTGAACATATTCCCATTGCTTCTGACCGAGTAAAATTTGCAAATGGTGTTTCACCGCCCTGTCCTGCATAATCGTGATTTTTCTTTTTCATAATCTCAAGTGCCGTTTCAC